GATAACGAAAGTCTTGTAGCTTACCTTTTTTCCTCCAAGTGTGTAACGATTGTCTTGAGATGCCGAGAAACTCGGCGGCGGCTGTTATCGAAGCCGTGGGTTCTGTTGTGATGTCTATGCTCATGTTATTTCTTGGTAATGGTTATTACGTACTTACTATCAGAATTTAGCCCCGGAGGGAGCATATCTGGATTATCCAGCAAGAACTTCCTAGTGTTACTCTGATGCAGCTTTTGCTCTAACAAATGAAAGGCATCGCTCTCCTTTATGAAGGCGTACATAGACCCCCAATCCGAAGTCCAGTACCGTGTCTTCACAACCCTGTTCACCGTACCATGGGGTGTCTTGAAGCTCTCAACACCCAGTGCTTTGCATATCTCTTGCAGTTCATTCAGGATTAGCGCCTGCTGTGCCTTGAGCGCTTCGTCTTCTACCTCGAACGCTTTTAGTATTTCAGTACGGCGCCTTGCTATCTTGGCGTAAGCATCCACCAATTTTTCTGCTGTAATCGTCATAACGCTCTCCGTTAACCAACCGCTAACCCAGCGGCGTAGGGGTATAGTCTCACAGGCTTACGCTTGTGTCAACTCTTTATACATCTCTAGTAAGGTATTTTGCGATAAAGTTTTGGTGCTGAGCGCGGCGTACAGCTTACGCTCTACGTCACTACCCACCATGTGAACTACGGTGCAAGGGTTCTTCTGCCCTGATCTGTGTACGCGCGCGTTAGCTTGCAGGTAAATCTCAGCGCTGGTGATCGGCCCCCACCATACGATGGTGTTTGCTGCGTGCAGTGTTACGCCATGCGCCGCCGCTTTTGGCTGGATGATGAGCGCCTGTATGCGGTCAGTAGCTTGGAAGTCGTTAAAGACAGCGGTGCGCTTGGCGGCACTGATGCCCCCGTGTATCACCTCACAGCTGATGCCTTCCTTGACTAGGTGCTGTTTGATTGTCTCAATGGCATGCTTGAAGTTGGCGAATATCAGCGTCTTGTGGCTGCTCTGCCTGATGATGTCCACAGTCTCGTTCAGCCGGTTCGCGCAATCAAATTCAACCACCTCGCCGGTATCCGAATAGGCTGCACCTGAACTGATCTGGAGTAGCTTGTTCATCTGGATCGCTGCATTCAGCGCCGAGACTTCCTCACCCGCTGTCTGGAACAGCATTTCCTTTCTAAGCAGCTCGTAGTATTTCTTCTGCTGCGTGGTTAACGGCACATCACGTTGTGTGTATGTCATTTCCGGCAAGTCTAAGCACTCTTCTTTCGTGTACCGTATAGCAGGCTGCAACACGTCGTACACTATGGACTGCGCTTCAGGCTTAGGGGTGTATTTGAACGTGCCTATCTTGAGCATCACTTTGTCCCTGAACATACCGACGAAGCTCGGTACCGATCTAGGATTCAGCATCTTAGCCAGCCCGTAGGCGTCCATGGGGCTCTGAGCAGCAGGTGTACCCGTCATTAACCATAGCCACGTATCTTGCCGTATCAGGCTGTTGAGGGCCTTCCACCTGCGGGTAGTTGCTGTCTTCAACGCCGATGCCTCGTCACAGATGATCAAGTCAAAGCCGCCCGCCGCGATCTCATCCCGTACAGATTCAATGCCGTCATAGTTGATAATGACAAACTCTGCGTCTGACTGAATGACTTTGATGCGCTTATCGCGCACACCGTGGGCAATATCCACCTTGCGGTGCATGGCTGTCTTGAACAAATCAGCTCGCCATGCACTATCCATGATCGAGAGAGGGCATACAATCAACACGCGCTTGATCACGTCCTTACTCATCAGGTAGTCAGCCGCCCAGATGGCGCTCATGGTCTTGCCTGTACCCATGTCGTTTAGGCAATAACTACGCTGGTGCATAGTCAGAAAGCCTGCTGTTACCCGTTGATGCGCGAATGGCTGATACATACCGGGCCAGTCGTATTGCCTCTCTATGGGAGAAGGTACGTTCTTGAACCCAAGGTTACGCAGAATCTTTGCGTTTGGTAATGACCAGAACACCGCAACTTCATAGCCTTTGCCTTTTAAGGTCATCACCTCTTTCACAATATGTGACTTAGGAATGACCTCCGTGATCTTGTTAGGATCACGGGTTTTCAAAAGCAATGCACGATTATTTATAATCTCCATTGCAAACCTCTTTTTTAACAATCACTTACGGTGATGACTCGGTGGTCTATCTACAGCAGATCGTATGCTGTGTCTTCATCCAATACTTGGAACAGCTCGCATTTTCCCAAATCTCTTGAGAATTGCCAAGCCCTGATTCTGTCTTTGCAGAACTTACGCTCGCGCTTGGCAACACGGAATGCAAACTCACACAGCGCATCCATGTGGCGCTCTACAATTTCTTCAGGCAATCCAGCATCTCCTGCCAGCTGCCTGATGGACTGGACTTTAATTATCATGGCTTAGCGTATGTATTCTTTGGTTTGCCGCTGCTAAGGCGTGGGTAGGTACGGTTCTTCTTGGGGCTTTCCAGAAAGTACCCATCGGCATTGCTGCCGCCTTTGGCTAGGGCTTTCACATGGGCCACGTCCTTACCCTTTCGGTCAACACCTTTCTTGTCTAGGGCGCGCCGAGCGCGTTGGCGCTCCATAGTAGCGGCATGCTCAGCAGGCCGTTTCTTTTCTGCTTTCCACTCTTGTTTGTAGTTTCTAGGTTTCGTAGCCATCACTTATCCTCTTAACTGCCGCAATGCGCACAGCTCAATACTTTACACCACCGCCTGCACAACCCATTCGGTATCGGGTTCCATACATCATTCTCGTATGCTTTGGCTCTCTGTTCAAGCAGACCGTTCAGCTCAGAGAACACATTCAGTCCCCAGTCAGCCATGAAGTCTTCTTTGATGAAATCCTTAGACACTACGAACAGCAGCGAAGTCTTTATCTTCTTGATTTCAGGATACTTTAGGAAGAGTGCCGCCGCCATTAACGCCAGCTGCCTAGTATCCGCATACCTTGCACTTTTACTTGTCTTGTAGTCTACAATGTACGCTTTCTCGCCGTCTATGATAACGAGATCAGCCACACCGCGAAACCACACATCAGGATCGAAGAAGTCGCAAGCAACAAGTCGTCCATCATTTTTCTTTACCCCTAGTTTGATTTCACAGTATTTATCGCCTGCAATGCCATTCAGCTTATCTAGGTAGGGCTGAATGAATGCAAACCTTGGGTCAATGGGCGTACCTTCTTTGATGTACAGTTCTGCCGCCGTGTGCAGTTCTTTCCCATACAGGGTTGCATCTGTGTCACTGAACGGCACCTCTTTGGTTATCCGTTCGGCATGATACTTCTTAGGGCAGGTCTCAAATAATTTGAGCGATGAGTACGACCAAGGGCCGGGGGTTAACGCCATGATACCAGTAATCCTTCTATAATTTGGTCATCTTAAATGATAGATCATCACCATACCCACCCTCGGCATCGAGGGGTATACCCGGCAACCATGCTGGCGCCTTGCGCATCTCAGTGATGATGTACCTCCTTGCTTCTTCCGCTTCTGCTTCCGGCACAACACAGTACAGGGCGTCATGGATTGTAAGGGCAACGCGGTAGGTCTTGTTGATCCGTACCATAGCCTCACCCATCACGCATCGAGCTAGCGCCTGTACCACGTTCTGGAATACTTTAGGGCCGTATATCTTAACCCAACCCTTCCGCGTCTTGTACGTCCATACCCACCCGCCAGAGGCGCCTTCTTGGCTACCCGATAGCTCAGGGTATGAGATGAACATGCCAGATGGGAGTTGGATGCCCTGCTCGCCCAGCACCTTGAGGTGCAGGCTGGCGTTCGGTTCGTATGTGTATTCGGTGTTGTTACGCATAGCCCGTATCACCGTATCGCCTTTGTACCACGCGCTCTTCACGTTCTGGTACTCTTCACGGTACAGGGCGACAACAGACGCTGCAAACTCTTCCCCTATGTCCCTGCCTGACAGCATCTTGATCTGAGCGCGCAGTTTCTTGGCGCCCGTGCCGTAAATCAGGGACAGCTGAGATGTCTTCCCAACAAAGCGTTGTGCGTCATCTACTTCATCGTACCCAACATTGAAGGCTTTCGCCGCAAAGTCTTTGTACAAGTCTAGGCCATCGCCAAGCATTTTAACCTTATCCAGCTGCCCTGCAAAGTACAGGCCGACCCGAAGCTCGATGTTGGATAAGTCAGCACCCACTATGTTATAGCCCAACGGGGCTACGATAGCCTTCTTAAGTTTGGATGCACGCGGTAAGTTTTGTAGATTGATGGAATCTATCGCTGCCCAGCGTCCGGTCAAGGCGCCGTAGTATTTCAGAGGTACAGGCAACGCACCGCCTGCTTCCCATATCTTGATGAAGCGCTCTGTTCTAGTCTCTTCGAGGGTAGATTTAACGCCTAGTCGCGCCGCTACAATTGCTTGTACCCGCTCGTCTTCGTGCTCCAGCAACGCCTTGAATCCTTCATCACTCTTGGCAAAGGCATATGTAGGCTTGCCAGTTCTGGCGCTAATCTTCATAGGGGGAGACACCCCGAATTTTTCTAGCAGTGTTGCTAGCTGTGGATTGGACATGAGTCCTTTTCTATCCATGGCGCACTCAATCAGCAGCGCCTCTTTCTTGGCCTGCACCTCTTTCAGGTGCGCCTCTAGCACACCAATGTTCAGCTCAAAGCATGGCTGAGCGTGCATCCTGATTGTCATGTCAATCAGCTTGATTTCCACCTTGTTGAACTTGAACGCCATCTCCTTGAACAGAGCATAGGTGAGATCGGCGTCGTTCTTGCAGTATTCCCCGTAGCGCGCTAGCTCCTCTGGTGAAAAGTCCTTACGTCGTTTACCCATAGCGTTTACGACTTCGTCGCCCTTTACCCCCAGCTGGTAGCGTTCTGCCAGCGCTTTAAGGGAACCGCCCGCCTCAACACCGTGCACCGCCCTTGCCATAGAGAGGGTATCCAGTATCACCTTGGGCTTGATCCCATACCGCCACGCCAGAATCGTAGCGTCGAACAAAGCATTGTGGGCCAGCACCGCCGCATCTTCAAAGTTGAAGCCCGCTAGGAACTCCTCCATCTGAAGGTCAGACCCGCTGAACCACACTGCTTCGCCGTCTCCAATCTTTACTGCCACCCCAATAGTCTCGAAGCGTACGTCGTCAACGTACTTC